CAGAGCCTGGGTGAGGAATATATCCCTACAAAGTTTGATGTCAAAGGCTCAAGTGCCCTAGTTGACTTAGTTGATAACCTAGTTATCTGTTGGGCTAATAAGAAGCGGGAGTCACTGAAAGAACTAGGTCAATTAGACGAAAAAGAGCAGGAGTATTTCGATAAAACTTTTGACCAGCTACTTATCATAGCCAAGCAAAGGCATGGTAGATGGGAGGGTAAAGTAGGACTTTATCATCATCAAAGTCTGCAATTTGTGTCCAGGGAGGGCAAGCCAATAGACTACAAAATAGACCAAGTGTTTGATATTAAAGAAGAAAACACTGAAGAGAAAATAATTCACCAAATTGAGTTTTAGCTGTTGACAAAAATAGTATTATCCATAATAATTTAAATTCCATAGGAGGAAAAACAATGAGTAAATTAACTGACTACATAGAAAAAAATATTGCAGATTATGTTATCAAAAACGGCTACGCAGACATCAAAGACAAAAATGTGGAAGAGGAGCTAACCATTCTCAGTCACGATGAGAGCTTCCTGGACGAGGTGAATCATCACATTGATGATGCCGCAGAAGCCCAGATACTGCTTACTAAGGCAGTGAACGGTGACTTTGAGGCAAACCTAAAATATTTAGGCATGGTAAAAAAAGGCATGAAGTCATACTTAGCTTATCTTCTAGATGACTTGGCTTTTGAAGGGCTTCTGGAGGAGTGGCAAGATAACTACTCAAAAGAGTATGCCGAAGAGCAAAGAATAGACTATCTGACAGAGATGAGTCGTATTTAATTTAGGAGGAAAAATGAAAACTAGCGAATCACTAAAACATTTTGCGCCAGCTTTTAGAAAGGCGCAAAGCGAGATGGAGGCGGTTAAAAAAGACCAATCCAATCCATTTTTTAAATCTAAATACGCAAATATTGAGTCAATTATTGACTGTGTTACGCCAATTCTGAATAAAAATTACCTGTCCTTTTCACAGCATCCGGTGTCTACGGAGCGAGGGGTAGGCGTTACAACCATCCTGATGCACGATTCGGGTGAGTGGATACAAGAGTCTTACACCTTGCCTATAGCGAGTCCTAAGCCACAAGAAGGTGCTGCTGCGATTACTTACGCGAGGCGGTATGGTTTGCAGTCCATTTGTGGATTACGGGCCTATGATGACGATGATGGCGAAAGGGCAATGGGGAGATGATTTATGTTAAAAAAATCACAACCTGCCGCCAATGTGGAGGCGAATGTCGTGCGGTTCCAGAGCTATTAAACTACACCGGAACAAACCGAGCTTATGGAAGGGCAGGAATTTGCACTGGCGAATATGTCTCTAACTGTTGTTTGGAGGCAGTACGAGAGAGTAAACGAATTTCACTGAGGGGGGCGAGTCAATGAGACTAATAGATTGCGAACAGGGTAGTGAGGAGTGGTTAAAAGCTAGATTGGGAGTACCGTCTGCCTCTAACTTCTCTAAAGTTTTAAAAATAAACGGAACACCGTCAACTCAGGCCAAGGCTTATGTTGATGCGCTGGTAGCAGAGGCTATTACAGGTGAATCTACTTATGTAAAGGTAACTGATGCTATGCAACGTGGCACTGAGTTGGAACCCTACGCTAGAGACAGGTACATCATAGAGACTGGGAACCAAGTTCAGGAAGTAGGCTTCTGTCTTCATGATGATTATCAAGCTGGTGCAAGCCCAGATGGTTTGATTGGTGACGATGGAGGTTTAGAAATCAAGTCACCCTGGTTTGGTTGGTGACGATGGAGGCTTGGAAATTAAAGCTCCTCTGGGAGGTACTATGGTATCTTATTTAAGAGGTGGTAAATTGCCCAGTAAATACTTTCAGCAGGTTCAAGGCTGTATGTATATCACTGGTAGGAAGTGGTGGGACTTCATGGCATACCATCCAGACATGAAGCCCTTGATAGTTAGAGTGGATAGAGACGAATATTTTATATCTTGCCTTGATGAAACTCTAAGAAAAGTAGTGGATGAAATTGAAAAATTAGTCAATAAATATTCGGAGGAATAAATGCAATACGATAACACTAACAGAGGTGCAGTTTGGAAGAATGAAACCGATAACCCTAAAGCACCAGCACTAAAAGGCGAGTGCAACATAGGAGGGACTGACTATCTAGTGAGTGCCTGGAAGAACGACACTTCAGATAATCCCAAAAGACCAGTGCTTAGTTTTTCTTTTGAAAAGAAGCAAGCTAAAGCTAAAGCCCCTGAATCTACTGATAGCTTCGAGGATGTTCCGTGGTAGACCATTTTGGGAATGTGCTAAGGAGTCTCCACGAATCTTCTGGAGTCTCACAATACAAAATCGCTAAAGATATTGGAATGGCTTCATCTAACTACAATGCTATGCTGAATAGGAAAGATATGAGGTGCTCTACATTCTTTAGTGTTTGTGAGGCAATGGGTTATAAAGCGGAGGATATATGCCAGTATCTGCGGTAGCTAGTGACCTTTCAGATTTAAAGAAAATCTTTAAGGACATTGATAAGCTAATCAAAAAGACTGGTTTTGCTAACATAGCTTACTCTGACGGGGGGATGAAGGTGGAGGACTTCACCCTCTCTTCCCTGTCTCAGAAAGCCCTTAAAGCCATTTGGATAAGAGAGGCTGCAAAGCATAACTGGAAGACAGAAGACATTGATGATGCCATGTATGAGGGCATGAATCGGTGGCTTAAAACTAAGTGTTACACTGACACTAAAGAGAAGTTCCTTCTAAGGTTTATTAAAAACCCAGAGGGAGGCGAGAAGGCAGAGGTTACAAGTTCTGCTAACTGGACAGTAGGGGAGATGACTTTTTTCCTGGACTGGATGCAAAACTTTTGCGCCAAGGATGGACTTATTTTAGAGGCAAAAGGAGAATACCTTGAAAATACCAAAGCTCAGAATATTTGACAGACAAAAGGTTAAAGAATCCTTGACTGATGAGCTAACCCCATACGAGATTAAGAATCTTAATCAGAGCAGGAAGGCGTTTACTAATAAAGAAATATCATACATAGAAAAGAACAAGCCATACCTTCTTGCGTCTAATCAAAAAGAAGACATAAGAGAAATTATTAACAGTGGTTTTCCTTTGATGTCTAAGGAATTTAGTATTGAGCTTCTTTCCAGAAGATTTGCTTTTTACCAAACCATGTTCATAGGAAAAAATGTTGATACAGCACAAAAAGAAGACATAAGAGAAATTATTAACAGTGGTTTTCCTTTGATGTCCAAGGAATTTAGTATTGAGCTTCTTTCCAGAAGATTTGCTTTTTACCAAACCATGTTCATAGGGAAAAATGTTGATACAGCACAAGATTTAAGAGTTAGGTCATTGAGGACAAGGGACTGCTTAATGAATGGCCTTTACTTCGACACATTGAAGCCAATTAAGGAATAGATATGGGCAATAAATGGGATAATGTAAATGCTAGGGCAACTCCAGACCCGCAACTATTAGAGTATTGCGAATCAGATAAGCAAAAAGAATACATTTCAGCATGGATAGAATTTGGAACTTCTGCTGCTGCTGCAAAGGAACTTGGATGTAACGATTATAATGTAAGAGCCTGTAAGAAATTAGTAGAAAGTAACGCAGCTAAGAAAGGCTGGCAAAAATCAGACAATCACATACCTGACGGATATAAATTAAAAGGCAAGTCTACACTTCTTGACTCTGACGGAAATGCCAAAATTCAATGGGTCAAGACAGAGGTAGATAAAGAAAGACAAGAAGAAATGATGAGGGAGTTATGTGACAACCTCAAAGAGAATATAAAACCCTGGCCCGTAGTCAAAGCTCCTAAAAAAGTTAATGCAGATTTATGCTCAGTTTACACAATCACTGATTATCACATAGGCGCATATTCTTGGAACGAAGAGACTGGTGCTGACTGGGATATTAAGATAGCAGAGGATACTCTATACAAAGCATTTGGGGATATGATTAACGGAACCCCAGACTCTGAACAGGCAGTATTCGTTCAAATGGGAGACTTTCTCCACTGGGACGGTTTGACCTCTGTAACGCCCCTAAATAGGCACGTTCTTGATTCAGATGGTAGATACCCTAAGTTAGTCCAAGTTGCCGTAGAAACCTGTGTAAGGGCGGTAGAAATGCTATTACATAAGCATAAGCACGTTCATGTAGTAATGTGCGAGGGTAATCACGATTTGACTGGGTCTGTCTGGTTGCAAGCCATAATGAAGATGGCATTTAAAAAGAACAAGAGGGTCACTGTAGATGATAGTGTGTTCCCATACTACTCATTTACTTGGGGCAATGTCTTCTTGGGATGGCATCATGGACACCTAACTAAGATTAGGGGGCTGGCTGGGAAGTTCTTTTCTGAGCCAAGGTTCCGTGGTCAGATGGCTAACACTGAGCATATCTACATTAGTACAGGACACTACCACACCAAAGAAGTAGTAGAGGTGTCTGGAGTGGTGATAGAGAGACACCCCACATTAAACGCTAGAGATGCCTACGGTGCTAGAGGATTTGAGCATTCTCAAAGAGGCGCATTGGCAATCACTTATGATAAAGAAAAAGGCGAGATTAGTAGAGTGACGGTAACACCATGAGACAAGCCTACGGTGCTAGAGGATTTGAGCATTCTCAAAGAGGCGCATTGGCAATCACTTATGATAAAGAAAAAGGCGAGATTAGTAGAGTAACGGTAACACCATGAGACAACTTGACGAGCTAAATATCCTTGAACACTGTGAGCAGTGTATCCATCACAAAAAAGATGAAATTAATTCTTTTCGCACTTACTGCGGAAAGTTAGAGGAAAGATACGGGAGGCCCGTAGAGATATGTGTGAACAAACACTTTCCAATCCTATGCCCTTTACCGAAGGTGTAGCTAAGGTTAGGAATCCCTGTAGAGGTATATGTTCTACCTCTACCGTGGGGAGTATCTGGTGTGTTGGTTGTGGCAGGTATTACAAAGATGTGATTGACTGGAATACCTATGACGAGTCCAACAAGATACTAGCCATGAAGAGGGCTACGGAACACCAACAGAAGAAGAGGAGCGGAGAGGTTACTGATAACCTAGATTACTTATGAAAGCAAAAGACATACAAGTAGGTGGGAATCATTATAAGGATTTTAAAATTCAGCCCATAGAGTATATCCAGGCTAACAATTTAAGTTACTGCGAAGCCAACGTGGTTAAGTATGTTACTAGGTGGAGGAGCAAGAATGGTATTGAGGACTTGAAAAAAGCCAAACACTACATAGACCTGCTCATGGAGAGTGAGGTTATAGAGCCTAACTTAGAATATTTAAGAGAGTGATATGCGGAAGAAAACACTTAGAGCTTTGATAGATGATAGAGAGTGATATGCGGAAGAAAACACTTAGAGCTTTGATAGATGATGTAGCTAAGTTATTACAAAAACACGTTAGATTAAAGGCGGCTGTAGCTGCTAAGAAGGATGGCTTTATAGAGTGTGTATCATGTAATAAGTGGTATCACTGGAAAGATATGCAGGGTGGACATTGGATAGAAAGGGGTAAGCAAGCCACCAAGATTATGGAGGAGAACATACATCCTCAGTGTGCTGGCTGTAACCAGTACGGTATGCGGCACAGGACTCACGTTAGAGAAGGTTACTCTAAGTACATGAGGAGTATGTATGGGGATGACTTCTGTGATGAGATGCTGACTAGCTCTAGAAAGCCCAAGAAGTATTTAAGGGCAGACCTAGAAGATATGGTTAAAGACCTAAGAAAGAAGAACAAAGAATTTGAATCAGAACTATAAACTATGCGGAGTATGCTGGCTTGAAACAGGAAACCCAGAGTGTAGAGGTGGACCCCATGGAGCCAGAGGAACTGGCGAGATGGGTGAACGACAATTTACCCCTTCTGGAGGGGACGGAGCAGAGGGCGATAGGGACTCTGGCAATGATGGTGAGGGATTACTCAGACTTCATGGAGGAGAATAGCACTGTAGATGAGTTATTCAGTATGTTCATCTCTATGCGGTACAAAGAGCTGATGGACAAGGAGCTGCATTAGTGGTTGATGAGTACGCCCCTCTAATTAAGAACAGAGAAAACGCTGCTAAGATTAAAGACTTTGGCAGTCTCAGATGGGGCAAAATATCTCCTACAGACATTGATGGCTTTATAGAGATAGGAAATGAAAAGTTTATATTCATTGAGTGTAAATATAAAGACTCTGAACTCCCTACGGGCCAGAGGATAGCATTAGAAAGGCTGGTTGATGTTGTAGGTAATCAGAAGAAGGCTATCTTAATCATAGCCTCACATGATGGAAAGGGAGATATAATGGTTGGAGACTGTGTAGCCACTAAGTATAGATATAAGAAAAAGTGGCGCGACACAAATCTTCCTGTGTCAACGCTGTGTGATAAGTTTATAGAAAGTTAGGAGAGGTCAGTACGACACCCAAAGGCGGGGGTGGAGGAACCCAGGATGCCGCACTGCCTCAAAACTATTGA